TTACGGTTCTTGGGATACTAATAATGGCGCATCTGGCGGTGGCGGCGGTGGTGGTACTGGAAGAAAACCAGGCGCTACTGGTTCAGCTGGAACTGCAAACACTGGTGGTGGTGGAGGCGGTGGTGCTGGTGCTACTAATACTGCTGGACTAAATGGTGGTTCTGGTGTAATCATCTTTAGATATAGGTTTCAATAGGGATAATTAATATGGCACACTTTGTAAAACTAGACGAAACAAATCATGTAATTGAAAAAATTGTTGCAGAACAAGAATTTATTGATACTCTTGATGGAACTTGGATTCAAACATCCTATAACACACAAGAAGGTAAACATCTTTTGGGTGGAACACCATTACGTTGGAATTATGCTGGAATGGGTGATTATTATAATGCAGATATGGATGAGTTTCATTCTGCTAAACCTTTTGATTCTTGGAAATTTGATAAAACAGAAAGAGAATGGAATCCACCTATTACTATGCCAGATGATGGTAAAACTTATAAGTGGGAAGAAGCAGAATACTTAAAAGATAATACAAAGGGGTGGATTGAAGTTAGTTAATGGATTATGAAATACATGAGTTGAATTTTATAAAAGATGATTATATTAATTTTGTAAATGATTGTTTCAATGCGAAAAAAAGATTTGATATATTTTTTCCAGAAACGTCATCAACTTGGGGATACAGTAAATATAATATTTTTAGTTTAACATCTGGTTCAGAACGGTTTTATACATTATATAATGAAATTAAAAGACTGTCAAGAGATTATTTAAAAACTGATGAACCTTTATGGATGCAGAGTTGGTTAAACTTTCATAGAATGGATGAGGTGTTAGATTGGCATGACCATTCTTGTTGTTCTGCACACGGTTATGTTTCAATCAATCCAATGAAAACTAAAACAGTTTTTGAAAATTTTGAGGTTGACAATGAGATTGGAAGGTTATATATTGGAAAACCTTATATAAAACATAAGGTAGAAGTTTTAGAAGAATATAGTGATACAAGAATTACAGTTGCTTTTGATGTAATTAACTTGGACAACTACAAGGAATTGAAAGAGAAGTTTGGAAACAATATCAACTTGTCTCACATACCTATATAAATAATACAAAGAGGAAAACACGATGCCATTATCAAGAGTTACATCTACAGGAATTCAAGACGGTACAATTGCAACCGCTGACCTTGCCGATAACGCAGTTAATTCTGCAAAGATTGGTGCAGATGTTATCGTTGCAGAAGACCTTGCAAATAATGCTATTACCACTGCTGAAATTACAAACGGTGCGGTTACGGCTGCAAAATTAGATTCTGGTATCTCACTAGGTGCTGGATACTATATCGCAAACGATGGTTCTGTCAACGGCAATTCAAGTGGTAGAACAAACTTATTTCGTGTAAACTCAAACGCAACTACTGGTAATGTAACAATTGCTGCTAACAACAATGCCTCTGTTACAGGCCCATTGACGATTGGTAACGGCACAACCCTTACCATCACATCCACTGGAAGGTTAGCAATCATATGAGTACTTTATCAGTAGATACTATTCAAGGACAAACCACGGCCGCAAATGTTAAGTTGCCTGCTGGTACGGTTTTGCAAAAAATTGTCACACAAACAAATTCAAATCAAACTATTAACTCAACGAGTTTTGTTGGAGTTTCAAGTTTAACAGTATCCATTACTCCTAAATTTGCTAACAGTAGATTGGTAGTAACTATTCATCTTCCTTCCGTTTATTTTGAAGCAACTTCTCGACACCTTTATTGGACAGTTTATAGAGATGTTGCTGGTGGTGGTTACGCAAATATTGGACTAGGCTCTGGTCAAGGAATTGGCCTGTCGTCTGGTAATACTAGTGGGGGAAATCAATGGATGGGTCAATCTGGACTTATTGAAGATACTACACGTTCTAATAGTACAGCCGTGCATAATTACAGGGTTTACATAAAAAACAATAGTGCGGGGCAATTTCAATATATTGCAGAAGGTAATTCTACCAACTCTATTATTGTTGAGGAGATTTCAGTATGAGTACTTTAAATGTAACAAACATTAAAGCCGCTGACGGAACTTCTGGTTTATCAATTGCAAATAGTACTGGTCAAGTAACTTTATCACCTACTGTCGTTAACAGAAATAACTCTGTAGTTCTGCGTGGGTTTTACTTAAATACAAATTATAACACAACAACCACCTCCGCCACTCTAACTAATTGGTCAGAAATGAATAGTGCGTCCAAGGGGTTTAAGCCTGTAGGTGTTGCAAATGGTGTTACTGTATCGTCTGGACTTTTCTCCTTTGCCGTTACTGGTGTTTATAGATGTTCTTGGACTGTTCATGTAGCTACAATTAGTGCTGACACAAGGTGGCTTCAGGCTGATTTTCGATACACACCAAATGGTGGTTCTGGTGTTCAAGGAGACACATATAACTATGTGCAAGTAACATCGAGTAACAATACTTATTCATCATTTATGAGAGAAAGATACTTTAATATTGCTCATACTGGTGATACTGTTCAATGTAGAATTAACGCTGAAAGTACTGTTACTGTTAGAGGTAGCACTGACGCAATGGGTGGTGATACTTGGATTTTCTTTGAAAAAGTAGCAGAGGCGGTATAATGAGTACATTAAAAGTCGGAACAATTCAAGACCACGCAAATTCAAACACTGCAATTACTATTGATAGTACTGGAAGACTTGCTTATCCAGCACAACCAAGGTTTATGGTAAAACTTGCTTCCAATGCAACAATACCAAATGGTAATGATACTGCATGGTCAGTAGATGATGCTACTTGGGATGAAAGATTTGACGTTGGTGGATGTTTTGCTAATGGTCTATTCACTGCACCAGTTGCTGGTGTTTATCAAATTCATTATCAAGTTTATGCAAATCCATCTGTTGGTTCTTATTTGGGTGGAAGTATGAGTGGCACTGCGATTACAGAATCATTTGGATTAAGTACATTGTGGACTTTTAGAGCTGGTGACAATGATACTGGATTTCAACACACAGTATTAATAAACGCAACTGCTGGTAAAACAGTTGGTTTTGGTACTTATGGTAATGGTTCTTCAACAGCAAGAGCAGACGGCACTTTCATTTTCGGATACAAAGTAGCATAACCTCTAACGCACTTTCCTTATAAATAGTATCAAAGGAGACTGTGTGAATGGCAAGTATATCGAACATATTTATTGACCAAGGTGCAGATTTTACAACCACACTGACCATAAATGACTCAACTGGTTCTGCGTTAAATCTAACAAATTTTACAGCGATTGCACAAATACGCAAATCGCCCTCATCAAGTACATCTGTAAGTTTTACAGCTGCATTTGTTGACCCAAGAACTACTGGTCAAATCACAATATCTCTGACAGATACACAAACGACTGCTATTGAAGCAGGACGTTATAATTATGATGTTTTAATAACATCTGGTACAGGTACAAAAACAAGAGTTGTTGAAGGTATAGCAACAGTTAACCCAAGCGTGTCGAGGTAAATATATGTCAGATATCACTACAACATTAACACAGTCAAGTACAATAGTTGGTTCAGTATCACAAGGTAATCAACCACAAGTTGTTCGTGTCACAGTTCCTGGCCCACAGGGCCCAACTGGTGCAACTGGTTCTTCACAGAATCAAATTAGTAATGCACAGGATGTTGATATTACAACTTTTGGATTGAATGATGGGTCGTTGTTACAATACAGGGCAGCAACGTCAAGGTGGACTGCGAGAACAGAACTAGACACAACCAGTGGCACCATTGTATTAAATGGTGGCAATTTCTAAAATAGGAAGAGAAAAAAATGGCAGTACAATTACAAATTAAAAGGTCTACTGGTTCTTCAGCTCCAGGCTCACTTGCCGATGGTGAATTAGCGTATACCAAAGGTGATAATAAATTCTATATTGGTGATGGTTCTTCAGTAAGACTTATCGGTGGTAAGGCATTCAATGATTTAATTGACCATACCGCTGGAACACTAACAGCAGGGTCTGCAATTCTTGTTGATTCAAACAAAGCAATTGATGATTTAATTGTAGGAAACAACGCAACAACTGGTGGTTCTTTAGAACTGAAAGAAGGAACAAACAATGGTTCTCATCACGTTCAACTTAAATCACCAAATGCTCTTGGTGCAAACGTAGAATTCACATTACCAGCCGCAGATGGTTCTGCAAACCAATTCTTAAAAACAAATGGTTCTGGTGCATTGTCTTTTGGTACAGTGACTCAAACACTTTCACTTGCTGCAGATAGTGGTTCTAATGATACATTTAGTACTGGTGGAACACTAACATTCGCTGGTGGTGAAGGTATCGACACAACTGTTACTGATGATACAATTACAATCGCTAGTGAAGACGCAACCGCATCTAACAAAGGTGTTGCATCATTCTCTAGTGATGACTTCTCAGTTTCATCTGGTGCGGTAACAGTTAAGTCTGGTGGTATTACATCAACTCAACTTGCTGGTTCAATTGCAAATGCAAAACTTGCTAACGATGGAATTACAATCGGTAGTACTGATACATCACTTGGTGACACAATCACTGCATTAGCAGGAATGACAGAAATCGCAGTTGACAATGTTAACCTAAATGGAAACACAATTTCAACAACTAACTCAAACGGCGACATGGTTCTTGCTCCAAACGGAACAGGTTCAGTAACCGTTCCCTCTGGTTATTCTGCAAGAGCAGGATTTGGTTCAGACTCACTTGTAAACAAATCATATGTTGACAGTGTTGCAAACGGACTTGACGTTAAGGCATCTGTAAGAGTTGCTACTACTGCAAACCTTGCTGGAACTTATGACAACGGAGCAGGAACAATTACTGCTGGTTCTAACGGTGCAATTTCAGTAGATGGTGTTACTCTTGTTGTAAATGACAGAGTTCTTGTAAAAGACCAATCAACTGCTGCACAGAATGGTTTCTATAAAGTTACTGCAACAGGTGGTGCTGGTGCTGCATTCGTTCTTACAAGAACACCAGATGCAGATGCCGCTTCTGAATTAACTGCTGGTGCATTTACATTTACTGAAGAAGGTACTGCAAACGCAGACAACGGATATGTTCTAAGTACAAACGGTGCAATCACACTTGGTACAACTGCAATCGCATTTGAACAATTTTCTGGTGCTGGACAAATTGCTGCTGGTAATGGTTTAACCAAAACTGGTAACACTATAGATGCAGTAGGAACAGCAGATAAAATTACTGTATCTGCAAACGCAATCACTATCGCAAGTGGTTATGTTGGTCAGACTTCTATTACCACATTGGGAACAATCGCAACTGGTGTCTGGAATGGTACTGCAATTGCTGTTGGTTCTGGTGGTACTGGATTAAGTTCAATCGCAAAAGGTTCTGTACTGGTCGCAAACTCCGCTAATACTTTGTCTGCACTTGATGGTGGTGGTTCTAATGATGGGTTCTTAGCCTATACGGCAAGTTCCGATACCCTTTCTTTTGCTACGAGTATTGACGGCGGCACATTCTAAATAGTCGTGTAGGGGTTGCCTCATGGCTGTGGATATAAAACTTAAAAGGTCGCACACACATTCTAACATTCCAACTACTTCGGATTTGGCAGAAGGTGAATTTGCGGTCAACACATATGACAAAAAGTTGTATATGCGTGACGGTAGTAACGAGATTGTTACTGTCGCAAACGAGTATGCAACTGACTTTGATTCCACAACAAAAGTACTATATGTAACCGTTGCATCTTCTACTTCAGACCACCCATATCACGGTACAGGTTCTAGTAACAAGTATAAAATCAATGGTGTATTTTCACCATATCTTCATTTAATTCCAAAGAATACATACAAGTTTGACCAGAGTGACTCTTCCAATTCTGGACATCCTTTACGTTTTTATCTGGATGATGCCAAAGCAACTGCATTTACAACTGGTGTAACAACAAGTGGAACGCCTGGCAGTTCTGGTGCATACACTCAAATTGTTGTTTCAGATACGACACCTTCTGTTTTGCATTATCAATGTTCTTCACATGGAAACATGGGTTGGGCTGCATTTACTAATACAAGAAACCTCACTAACTTTGATACGGATGACCTTTCAGAAGGTTCTTCAAATCTTTATCACACAACTGCAAGAGTAAACTCTGCGATTGATAGTAGAGTAAATGCATCATTTGTTAACAATCTTACGATAGTTGCTGATACTGCAACTGCACTCGCAAGTGCAAGAAATATTGGTGGAGTATCGTTTGATGGTACTGCTGATATAAACTTGCCTGGGGTTAATGCTGGTGGAAACCAAGATACTTCTGGTAATGCGGCTACTGCTACAACTGCTACAACACTTGCAACTGCAAGAAATATTCACGGCGTTTCATTTAATGGTTCTGCTGATATCGACTTATCTGAAGTTATTCAAGATACAGTCGGTGCAATGTTTAGTAGTAACACAGAAACAAATATCACTGCAACATATCAAGATAGTGATGGAACAATAGACCTTGTTGTTGCTGCAACTGGTATTGCAAGTGTGGCTGCAGATTCTACTCCTCAACTTGGAGGCGATTTAGATGTTAATGGTAACTCAATTGTTTCTGCATCAAACGGTAATATTTCAATCACACCAAATGGTTCTGGTTCAGTAATTATTGATGGACTTTCTCACCCACAAGCAGATGGTAACGCTGGTCAAGTTCTGAAAACAGATGGTTCTGGACAACTTGCCTTTGCATCTGTTAGTTCACTTGCTGGTGCTGGTATTCAAAATGTATCAGACGATTCTTCTCCACAATTGGGAGGCAATCTAGATTTAGTTACTCACAGTATAGTTACAACATCTAATAGAGATATAAACCTAACACCAAATGGTTCTGGTAAAGTTGTTGTGGGAACAAATGGTATTGAGTTTGGAGATGGAAGTATTCAGACCGCTGCTGGTGCATCACAAGGATTCGCAATTGCTATGGGTGTCGCACTTGGATGACATAAATAGATAATAAAGGAAAGATTAAATGGCAAATCCAAATTCAAGAGCAAACTTAAAAGAGTATTGTCTTAGAACTCTTGGTAAGCCTGTGATTGAAATCAATGTTGATGATGACCAAGTTGATGATAGAATTGACGAGGCATTACAATACTTCGCACAATATCATTACGATGGTGTTGAAAGAATGTACTTGAAACATCAGATTACACAGGCAGAAATCGACAGAGCTGCGACTAATACGACTACGACTGCAACAGACAAAGCAGACAGTTCAATCAGTGCAACGTGGTTGGAAGGTAAAGGATTCATTCCTGTACCAGATAGTGTCTTGTCTGTTGTCAAGATATTTGACTTCACTGACAAAGCGAATCTAAATCTATTTGATGTTCGTTATCAGTTAAGATTAAATGACCTATACGACTTCTCAAGTACTTCTGTGATGCATTATCAATTGACTATGCAACACTTAGATTTCCTTGACCATATTCTTGTTGGTGAGAAACCTATTCGTTTCAATCAACATATGAATAGACTATACATTGAAATGGATTGGGGGAATGACGTAACTGCTGGTGAATATATCATCATTGAATGTTATAGAAAGTTAGACCCAACTACATACACAGATGTTTTCAATGACATCTATTTAAAAAGATATACAACCGCACTGATTAAAAGACAATGGGGTGCAAACCTTTCTAAGTTTGAAGGTGTACAAATGTTGGGTGGTGTAACATTAAACGGTGCAAAACTTTTTGAGGAAGCAAACGCTGATATAGAAAAATTAGAAGAACAAATACAACTCGCATATGAGTTACCGCCAAACTATATGATAGGATAATTTGATGCCAACAAACGTGTATTTTGACACAGGTACGAAACCAGAACAACATCTCTATGAAGATTTAATGATAGAGCAGTTGAAGATTTATGGTCAAGACGTATACTACATTCCAAGGACTCTTATAAAAGAGGACAATCTCTTGGGTGAAGACGTATTGTCTAAATTTGGTGACGCATACCAAATCGAAATGTATTTTGAAAACGTAGAGGGATATGAAGGTGAAAAAGAAATCATGTCCAAGTTTGGTTTGCAAATGCAAGACGATGCTACGTTTGTTGTTGCAAAAAGAAGATTTGAACAGTTAGTATCTGGTGATGCAAACTTAATAGTAAAGACTAGACCTAATGAGGGTGACCTTGTTTACTTCCCTAAAGTAAATAAGATGTTTGAGATATCATTCGTTGACCACGATGACCCATTCTATCAAGTACATAATATACCAGCATACAAACTAAAAGTCAAGACCTTTGAATATAGTTCAGAGGATATTGATACAGGGATTGCAGAAATTGATGCAATCGAAACAGATAATTCACTTAATGCTGGACTATACCAGTTGTCTATGGAAGATGGTACTGGTGCAATCCTGTCAGAAACAGGACACTATATAGTATTAGAAACTTATAAAGTGGACACTATTGATGAGAACGCAATGAATGATTTCTTTGATACAGCGGATGATTCCGTTCTTGACTTTACAGAGTCTAATCCGTTTGGTGATATAGGAAGAGTAGGATAATATGTTAGGACAACAATTTTACCATGAAACAATGCGAAAAGTCGTTGTTGCATTTGGAACTATGTTTAATGATATCAACCTTGTTCGTGCGAACAATGCTGGTGAAGTAATACAAACAATGAAAGTTCCTCTTGCATATGGGCCAAAACAGAAATGGTTAGCAAGACTTCAAGAAGACCCCAACATAACAAAAAAGGTTGCGGTTACTTTGCCTCGTATTGGTTTTGAGATTCAAACTATTTCTTATGATTCTACTCGTAAACTTAATTCCATTCAAAAGTTAAAAAAGGTAAACAGTTCGTCTAGTGGTAAGACGATGAGTCAACAGTTTATGCCTGTTCCATATAATATGGACTTTCAATTGAACATTATGGCAAAAAACTCTGACGATGCATTGCAAATTGTGGAACAAATTCTTCCATTTTTCCAACCAGATTATACAGTAACACTAAATGATAATACTGCAATGGGTACAACTAGAGATGTTCCTATTGTATTAACAAATGTTGGTTATGAAGATAATTATGAAGCAGATTTGATTACAAGACGAGCAATCATCTATACATTAGATTTCACTGCTAAATTTTATCTGTATGGCCCTGTCACTGACCAGAAGGTTATTAAGACTGTACAGGTTGACCAATATACAGACTCAAAAGTTAATGCACCTAAGAGAGAACAAAGATATTCTGTTGCACCAAGTCCTGCCTCTGCTGACGCAGATGATGATTTTGGTTTCAATGAGACAACCTCATTCTTTGAGGACGCAAAGAATTACGATGAAACGACAGGTACGGACACAGATGATGCATAAATACTATAAAGGA